GGAGTGCCCCCAACTTTTCCTCCTATGACAAAAGAAATACGTGTAGTACCCGAAGTGACGATACCGATTCCAGTGGATTTAACGCCACAGGAAGCCAAGACTTTGCATGAAAGAGCCAAAGCGGCTTTTAAAACCATGGAGTTTCTGGCTGCAATGGGCTTAGAACCCAAAAAAGAAAACATGCAAGCAGGTAAACGCGAGGCAGAACGCCAGTTTACTAATTCTCCAGTAGCCCAACGCCGCCCATTTAACGCTGAAACAACTTTATGGTTGGACAAACTGTTGGGAGAATACAACAACGCCATTATCGACGACACAATACGCCTTAAAACATACGTAACAACTAGGTTGGTCGAAGAATCTAAGGGTGAAAAGGCCCCAGACCGGCTAAGAGCCCTAGAATCACTGGGTAGATTGTCCCAATTAGGGATGTTTGCTGATAAATTAGAGGTAAGTATCAATACTAAGTCTACAGATGAGCTAAAAGAAGAGCTAGCTAAGAAACTTTCTCGCTATATGGGCGTTGTAGAAGAAGTACCAGCAAAACAATCCGAGCAAAAGACTAAAGTTATTGACCTAGACGCTGAATTAGGGCGCAATAAACAGGTTTTAGATGACTGACCCACTAGTAATACTAAAAAACCTACCCGTTGATGAGCGCGAAGAGTTCTTAACATCTTTGCCTAGGGAAGAAGCTGACGAAATACTGGAAATACTGGAAATACTAGAAGAATTAGCAACTAGAGACGACCGACAAGAAGTACAAACAGACTTTATGAAGTTTGTAAAAAGCGTCTGGCCCGAGTTTATCCACGGCAGGCACCATGCTAAAATGGCAAAAGCGTTTGAGGAGGTAGCTAATGGCACTTGTAAGAGACTTATTATCAATATGCCGCCACGCCATACAAAAAGCGAGTTTGCTTCTTATCTTTTGCCTGCCTGGTTCCTTGGGAGATTCCCTAACAAAAAAGTTATACAAACTTCGCATACGGCTGAGCTTGCGGTGGGTTTTGGTAGAAAGGTACGTAACCTTGTCGATAATCCACTGTATAAACGTCTATTTCCTGCCATCGAATTACAAAGCGACTCCAAAGCGGCAGGTCGTTGGAATACTAATTTTGGTGGTGATTACTTCGCTATTGGTGTGGGGGGCGCTGTTACTGGTAAGGGAGCTGATTTACTCATCATCGATGACCCTCACTCTGAACAGGAGGCGGCTCTAGCGGCATTTAACCCAGAAGTCTACGATAAGGTCTATGAGTGGTTTACATCTGGACCACGTCAGCGACTACAACCAGGCGGAGCCATCGTAGTAGTAATGACACGTTGGTCGCTTAGGGATTTGACTGCGCAGGTAATGCGGTCGGCAGCCCAGCGGGGCGGAGACGAGTGGCAAGTCATTGAGTTTCCAGCAATTTTACCAAGCGGCAAGCCATTGTGGCCAGAGTTTTGGAGCTTAAAAGAATTAGAAGCACTGCATGTGGAGCTGCCCAATAGTAAATGGCAAGCGCAGTACATGCAACAGCCCACTAGCGATAGCTCGGCTATCGTAAAACGGGAGTGGTGGAAGGAGTGGGAAAGTGAACGCCCGCCTATCTGCGAGTATATAATTCAGTCATGGGATACAGCACACGAGAAAAAAACAGTCAATGACTTCTCTACTTGTACAACGTGGGGTGTCTTCTATAATGAAGAGGACCACGACTTACCAAATATCATCCTCTTGGACTCCTTTAAAGAGCGCTTGGAGTTTCCGGAACTTAAAGCAAAAGCGCTTGAGAAGTACCAGGAGTATGAGCCGGATTCGCTTATTGTTGAGAAAAAAGCGGCGGGGGCCCCTCTTATTCAAGAACTCCGTCGCATGGGTATCCCCGTTGGTGAGTTCAGTCCTGGCAAGGGGCAGGATAAGATATCGAGGTTAAATTCAGTTGCGGATTTCTTTGCATCTGGTAAAGTATGGGCTCCAGCTACACGCTGGGCAGAAGAGTTGATAGACGAGGTAGCGGCGTTCCCTTCGGGCGAACACGATGACTTGGTGGACTCAATGACATTAGCGTTAATGCGATTTAGGCAAGGTGGGTTTTTACGACTTCCAAGTGATGAACCAGAAGAGATTCGGTACTTCAAGTCAAAACGCAGCGCTGGGTATTACAACGTTTAAGGAACGATATGGCAATGGACAAAGGTATTTATCAGGCCCCTATGGGGATTGCAGACACAAAAGAGATGCCAATTGAAATTGAGATTGTCGACCCAGAAGCGGTTAATATTGGAATTGATGGGCAACCTATTCTTAGCATTGAGAGCGAAGACGATAACTCAGATACATTTAATGAGAACCTTGCGGAATCGATTGAAGACGGTACCTTGCAAAGCATTGCTAGTGAATTGATTGGTCTGTTTGATGCAGACGTAGGAGCACGTAAAGATTGGGCGGATACATATGTCGAGGGTCTTAAACTACTTGGACTTAAGTACGAAGAAACCACAGAACCCTGGGCGGGCGCATGTGGCGTTTACCATCCGATGCTTGCAGAAGCTGTGGTCAAGTTCCAGTCCGAGGCTATTATGGAGACCTTCCCTGCTATGGGTCCGGTCAAGACTAAGATTATCGGTAAAGAAACCCAGAATAAAAAAGAAGCGTCTATCCGCGTTCAGGAGGACATGAACTACCGCTTGACTGAGCAGATGAGCGAGTATCGCCCTGAGCAAGAAAAGTTATTGTGGAATTTGCCACTGGCAGGTTCAGCGTTTAAAAAAGTTTACTTTGACCCAGCACTAGGTCGTCAAGTAGCAATGTTTATACCGGCAGAAGATTTGCTTGTTCCGTATGGCGCAAGTAATCTTGATAATGCTGAGCGTATCGCGCACGTCATGCGCAAGACTAAGAACGATGTTAAGAAACTTCAGGCCGCAGGGTTCTGGAGAGATATTGACTTAGGTGAGCCAACAAATATCCTTGATGACATTGAAAAACGTAAAGCTGAGGAGCAAGGCTTCACAGCAACTACGGATAACCGGTTCAGAATTATTGAGATGCACGTCGACTATGACTTGCCTGGGTACGAAGATGAAGCAGGAATTGCACTACCTTACATCATTACTATGGAAAAGAGCACCGCAAGGGTGCTTGCCATTCGTCGCAACTGGTATGAAGGCGATACACTTAAATTGAAACGTACACACTTTGTGCACTATCAATATGTACCGGGATTTGGATTCTATGGATATGGACTTATTCACCTTATTGGCGGTTATGCTCGCAGTGCCACTGCTATTGTGCGCCAGCTCGTCGATGCAGGGACACTCAGCAATTTACCGGGCGGCCTCAAAGCAAGAGGCTTACGGGTCAAAGGAGATGACACCCCAATCTCTCCAGGAGAATTTAGAGACGTAGATGTACCGTCTGGTTCAATCAAAGACAACATTATGTTGTTGCCGTACAAAGAGCCAAGCCAAACGTTGATGTCATTGTTTAATCAGATTGTTCAAGAAGGTCGCTCATTTGTTTCCGCGGGAGACTTACAAGTATCTGATATGGGCGGTAATGCGCCTGTTGGAACAACTTTGGCTATTTTGGAGCGTACGCTCAAGGTAATGTCAGCAATTCAAGCTCGCCTGCACTATTCGATGAAGCAAGAATTTAGTCTGCTAAAAGTTATTATTGCCGACTACACAGAAGAAGACTACGAGTATGAGCCAGAAGAAGGTAGCCGCGCAGCTAAAAAGTCAGACTACGACGATGTAGAGGTACTACCAGTTAGCGACCCTAATGCAAGTACGATGGCGCAGAAGATTGTTCAATACCAAGCAGTATTGCAGTTGGCTCAGTCAGCTCCACAGCTTTATAACTTACCTTTGCTCCACAGGCAGATGATTGAGGTTCTTGGTATTAAAAACGCTCAAAAGCTTGTACCAATGGCAAATGACCAGAAGCCACAAGACCCAGTCACAGAAAATCAAAACATTCTGATGATGAAGCCAGTTAAAGCGTTTAGTTATCAAGACCATCAAGCACATATCACCGTGCACATGGCCGCAATGCAAGACCCTAAGATTTTGGCTCTATTACAAAACAACCCAATGGCGCAACAACTGCAACAACTTATGATGGCGCACATCAATGAACATATTGGGTTTGAGTATCGCAATCAGATTAGCCAGCAGATGGGCATGCCGTTGCCTCCGCAGCATATGAACGATATGAATGAGGAAGAAGATACAAACATGACTCCAGAGATGGAAGCTCAGTTGGCTCCAATGATGGCTAAAGCGGCATCCCAGTTGTTACAACAGAACCAACAGCAAGCTAAACAGCAACAAGCACAACAGCAAGCCGCTGACCCATTGATTCAAATGCAACAGCAAGAGCTTCAGCTTAAAGCGGCAGAACAACAACGCAAGGCTAAGAAAGATGATGTTGATGCGCAACTCAAACTTAAGCAGTTACAGATTGAACAAGAACGCATCCAGTCACAAGCTAAGATTGCTGCTGGTCAGATAATTGCTAATGCAGGTATGGCACAACAAAAAAATAAAATGCAGAGTATTCAAAAGGGCGGTGAGATTCTTTCTAAAGCAGTAATGAAAGAACGAGAATTAAATCACCAAGCAAATATGCAAAGTGCACAACAACCCAAAAAGGAAATTAAAGAGTGACCGAATACCAATACCTAACCGGTGAGCTACAAAAGCTCATTGAGTCTAGAGCACAGTCCGTTGCCGATGGCAGCTGCAAAAGCATTGAAGAGTATCGAAATACAACAGGGGTTATCCGTGGTCTTGCCCTGGCTGTAGATTTAATCAAAGACCGTGAGCAAAACTTAAAGGACTCAGATGAGTGACATTATTATCAGTGACGCCTTGGGGAATCTCTCAAAGCTACCTGAAAAGCAAGAAGAAAAAGCAACACAACTTCCAAAAGCCGCTGGCTACCATATTTTATGTATGGTTCCACAGGTTGAAGAAGAGTATGACAGCGGCATCATTAAGTCAACCCAAACACAACAATATGAGGAAGTTTTAACCCCCGTACTGTTTGTTATGGATATTGGCCCAGATGCCTACGCCGATAAAGAAAGGTTCCCAAGTGGACCCCTCTGTAAGGTTGGTGACTTTATATTGATTCGTCCTAGTTCTGGTTCACGCCTTAAGATTCATGGCCGTGAGTTTAGAATTATCAATGATGATTCAGTTGAAGCCGTAGTTCTTGACCCCCGCGGGATTACGCGTGCATAAGGAGATTTAAATGGCAACAGAAGAATTTGGCACAGTAACTTTTGGTAAGGGCGGTAAAGTTATTCCAGTTGGTATGGAAGGCGATACTTATGAGTTCCCTGATGAAGTTGCGGCAAAAGAAGAAGTAAAAGCAACGCCAGAACCAGAAGTAGACATCGAGATTGTCGATGATACCCCTGAGGAAGATAAAGGCCGTACCCCGATGGACGCTTCCAAAGTTCTGGGAGAAGATGAAGATGATGAAGAACTTCAGTCTTACGACAAAAAAGTTCAAAAACGCATCAAAAAGCTAACTAAAGGCTATCACGATATTCGCCGCGAGAAAGAAGAAGCGGTCAAAATGCGTGAAGAAGCCCTCCGTGTGGCTCAATTTATGGCAGATGAAAACCGTAAACTACAGTCTACGTTGCATGAAGGTAGCAAAATCTACATCGAACAGGGTAAAGGTGCAGCAGAAGCCGAGCTTAGTATTGCTAAAAGGGCTTACAAAGAAGCTTATGAAGCTGGCGATAGTGACGCACTAGTTGAAGCACAACAGGCTATTTCAGAGGCAACTCTGCGATTAAGCCAAGCTAAAACAATGCAACCAATTGAGCCAAAGGAACAAGAATATAATATTCCTAAAGCAACTCCGGAAGCCCCTGCGCAAGACCCAAAACTGACTACATGGTTAGATTCTAACGATTGGTACGGTGGCGAGACTGTAGAAGAAGATGAAATGACTGGCCTTGCAATTACCATTCATAATCGTCTTGCAAGAGAATTTGGTGAAAAATATGTTGGGACTGATGAGTATTATTCAAAAATCAGTGATACAATCCGAAAAAGATTCCCCGATTATTTCGGAGCCGACGAATCACAAGTTATAGAAGCAGAAACAAAACCGGTTAAAACCCGCGCAAAACCCGCTGCAAATGTCGTAGCCCCGGCTACACGTTCAGTTGCCCCTAAGAAAGTACAATTAACGCCTACTCAGGTACAGATAGCGAAACGCCTCGGTGTTCCACTAGAACTGTATGCCAAGAAGGTTGCCGAACAAATGAATGGAGATAGATAATGGTTAAGAAAACAACCCGTGATGTAGAAGTACGTGAAACTGAAGTACGTCCAATAGAAACCTGGACACCTCCTCAGTTACTTCCAACACCGGACCCACGCGAAGGCTGGGCTCATCGTTGGGTAAGAACATCTACTATGGGGGCATCTGACCCAATGAATGTCTCCGCAAAGCGTAGGGAAGGTTTTGAGCCTGTTAAGGCTGAGGATTATCCTGAACTTATGAGCCACGCGTCCATTGATGGACAGTTTAAAGGCTCAATTGAAATTGGTGGTTTAGTTTTATGCCGTGCCCCAGAAGAATTTATGAAACAGCGCGCTGCTCACTACGATAAGCTAGCTGCAGGTCAGATGGAGTCGGTAGATAATAACTTCTTGTCGCAGAATGACCCACGTATGCCTTTGTTCAAAGACAGAGCTACTAAAGTTACTTTCGGTAAGGGAAGTTAATTTTAATTTAATTTAAGGAGCCTCTTATGAGCACAGTAGCAGCCCCCTACGGGCTAAAGCCGATTAGCTTAATCGGCGGTCAATCCTTTACTGGCGGAACAATCCGTGAGTATTTGATGACCACAAACACTGCGACTGCCATTTATAATGGTGATTTAGTCGCTTTAGGCGTATCAGCAGCAGGTCAACCAACCGCGCTAGCCGCTACTCCAACTACCAGCACTGTTGGTTTGGTTGGCGTTTGCGTTGGCGTACGTTATCAGTTGGCAGGCCAACAGTTGGGTTATCCACTCTATGCACAGTATTTACCAGCTAACGCTGTAAACGCTGGCTACACAAATATTTTTATTCGTGTTGTAGAAGACCCAGACCAGTTGTATCAAGTTCAATCCCAAGGTTCCGTAGGTTATGGTTCTATTGGTAAGACTGCTGCATTGGCAAACTTTGGTGGTAGCACAACTACAGGTAATTCTACAATTGCTCTGTCTGGTACTATTGCTAATACATCCGCGTTGGCTGTTAAGATTGTTGACTTGGTTAACTCCAGCTCTACATTCGGCGGCAACTTCCCTTCAAACCCAGGTGATGCGTACACTGACTGTATCGTTAAATTAAATTTTGGCGTTCATTCATACTACCAATCAGCCGGTACTTCTAACTAATAAAGGAGCTATAACATGGCTATTTCACGTTCACAACTCCTAAAGGAGTTACTCCCGGGTTTAAACGCATTGTTCGGATTAGAATACGCTCGCTACGGCGAAGAGCATACAGAGATTTACGAAACTGAATCTTCTGAGCGTTCTTTCGAAGAAGAAACCAAGTTGTCCGGTTTCTCTGCAGCCCCAGTTAAAAACGAAGGCGGCGCTATCTCTTACGATAATGCACAAGAAGCATGGTCCACACGCTACTCACACGAAACTATTGCTTTGGGTTTCTCAATCACTGAAGAAGCGATTGAAGATAACTTGTACGACAGCTTGTCTGCTCGTTACACTAAGGCATTGGCTCGTGCTATGGCTTACACCAAGCAAGTTAAAGCTGCTTCTGTATTGAATAACGGTTTCACCAACTCTGCCGCTTATTACGGTGGTGATGGCGTTCCACTTTTCTCTACAGCGCATCCTTTAGTTTCTGGCGGTACTAACAGCAACGCACCAGCAACTCCTACCGATTTGAATGAGACTTCTTTAGAAGCCGCTGTTATTCAAATTGCTGCTTGGACTGATGAGCGCGGCTTACTTATCGCTGCTAAGCCTAAGAAATTGGTTGTTCCACCAGCATTGATGTTCGTTGCTACTCGTTTGCTTGAAACTAAGTTGCGCGTTGGTACAAACAACAATGATATTAGTGCAATCAACAACAACGGCACAATCCCTGAAGGTTACACAGTTAACCACTTCTTGACCGACACAAACGCATGGTTCTTGACCACTGATGTTCCAAACGGCTTGAAGCACTTCGAGCGTACACCACTCCAAAATTCAATGGACGGTGACTTCGATACAGGTAACGTACGTTACAAATCCCGCGAGCGTTACAGCTTCGGTTGGTCTGACCCACTAGGTATGTGGGGCTCTTCCGGTTCATTCTAATCTGAATGTCCCAACAAAAACCCAGCTCACAAGGCTGGGTTTTTTTCATTCCAATGGTGGATTCTGTGACAATTAGCGCATAGAACTATGCACTTTTTTATTTCTTCATAGGCTTTTGTAAAACGCCCATTACCCACAAGTTTATGTATGTTGTATTCTTTTAATGTGGGGTCTTCATGGTGAAAATCTAATGCAGCAGGGTGATTAAACCTGCATTTAGCGCATTTAAGGGTAGCTTTAAATTCGTCCCATTTCTTTTTGTGTACCGCCCTGTTACGGTAATTTGCGGCAATTATTTTATCTTTATATTTTTCGTAATGTTTACGACTTTGCACCTTGTGGTATGCTTTTTTTTCGCTATCGTCTTTATATGGCATCGTCTAACTTATAGGTTTTAATTGGTCCACTACTATTTGCATCGACATTACAGGCCCATTCTACGCCTTCTTCGGCGGTCAAGCCCATCCGTAAACAAACTTCAGCTGCCATACTACCAGAACCAATAGCCATAAAGGTTCGAACTCTTTCCCACTCTAAGTCATCGCCACAAGAAAAAAGCCCATCTTTAGTTAACTTTAAGAATGAGCTATCGGATTTTAATTTGGGTTTAATTTTGTTTTTCTTGCTTAAGTAGTCTATGACCTTTTCACAGTCGCTCCAATTTCCAGCAACGCCTAACCAGCCACCATCTATTGGAACAATCTTGTCTTCAAAGTATTTAATGCCGGTATCGGAGTCTGTAAACTGACTATCTGCAACTAGCACCTTTCTCTTCCAGTCACCGATAATTGTTGTCATTTTATTTAGCCGCCATAAGGTAAAGTCCTACATTGCCAAAAGCATAGCCAGCGTAGCATATAGCCATACCTAAATTGCCTTTAAAAGCTTGTTCTCCCGCTATATACGTGTAAATTAATCCAGTAACAATGATAAGCCAAGAACTCATATACCCTCCTAAATATTTCTTTATTTTACCTAAGAACTGTGTTGCAAAAATTAAAAAAGATGTATACTACGGCTAACTGGGTGATTGCTTACACCGGACTGCCCCAGCAGACGATGCAACGATTGGTGTGAGCGTACTTTGCATAGGACATATATTATGGCACGCGCTACCTTTGAAGGCCCACTTTTATCGGGCGATAAACGTTTTGGAGCATTTCGTAACGTTGGTTACTCCCAATTAGTACAGAATGCTGATTTAGATTTTGCTAATACTACTGTAGCTACCCCTACATACGGCGGTTCTTCTGGCCAGTTTGTTAATTCAAACGGCATCCCTAACTCAAATGCTACTATTTACCAGCCTTCTAGCTCGGTATTTCCATCTGTAGTTCAAACTATTCCAGCTGATACAGCCACTAACGTTTATCGTGGCGTAGCATTTTACGTACCTACTGGCGCTGATTTAGACAACATCTATGTTGACGTTTTAGGTTTAGCTGCCGTTGCTGGTGGTTCAGCTGCTATTACTTCGCAGACTGTTTATGTTTCTAATAACTACACGGCAGCTGCAGGTACAGCCACATACTTTAATACTGGTGCTATTTCAGCTACTGGCCGCCAATCTTTAGCTACTTTTACGGCTACTCAGATGGCTAACCAAACAGCGACTACTACCGACATTTTGCAGTCTGGTTCACCTAACGTATCTCAAATTATTGTAACTATTGCTATCGTTGGTACTGCGTTAGATACTCGCACATCATTGACAGGCAAATACAACTTTACTTTACAGTATACACAGCCAGACAATAGTATTGGTACGCAAACTGTTTACCCATATGGTAACTTTGACTAATTAATCCCGGGGGGTTTACACCCCCTTTTTAAAATTTAGGAGATTAATTATGATGCAAACTGATGTTTTATCAACCTCGCTAGCTGCTAGCGGCAATATCTACAATGGTAGAACTCGCGTTCGTGGTATTGCTATTACTCCAGCAGCTACTGCTGGTAGTTTAACTTTACTAGATGGTGGCTCTGGTGGTACAAGCAAAATGGTTATTAATACCCCCGCAGCTGG